TAAACGCTAATGAGAGAGTACATCTTAATAGTAATAATGTTTTTTTAGGTACAGTAAATAATCAACTACCATCTGAAAATTTAGTATTAGGTAATAAATTACATGATCTATTACTTACATTAATGGATACTTTACATGATTTTGGTGCTGGCCTTTCTAATGTTGTGGGTAGCCCTGAAGGAGCACCAGCACTTGATATTAAAGCAGCAGCGGATAGTTTATGTCAATCAATAGATAGACTTGAAAATAGTTTAGAAGGAATATTATCACAACAAAACTTTACAGCTTAATGGCTAATAATATAAATGTAGGATCTGTAATTTCTTCTGATATTCTTAAAACAATATCCTCAGCTACTATTATTAAAACTTTTGGAGATCAACTAACTAATAAAGCTAAAGAAAAAGTTATTGCTGTTATTAAAAATAAAGTTGGAGATTTAGAAGATCAATTACAAAAAATTGTTATTGAAGAAATTAAAGCCGGATCTGATTATAATACTGAATTAAAAAGATTAGAGATTATTTATAAAAATAAACAAATAACTCAAGATCAATATAATGAAGCTGTTTCTAAAGAAAATATTGCATATCAAACAAAACAAAAAACTTTTGAAGTTCAAAAAATAAAAATTCAAAACGATATTCAAAATATTATTTTAGATCCTTTTAAAAAAATAAAAGAAGCTAAAACAAAAAGAAAAGCTAAAGTTAAAGCTAAAAAAACAAAAAATAAAGAAGTACAAGCAAAAGCAAGACGAGATTTAGTTTTTAAAGTAGTTAAAAATACTGCTAAAACTTTAGCTCCTATTATTGCACTTCAATTAGCTAATAAATTTACTTCTGTTTTATCTCAAAGAGCAAAGTTAGAAGAATTAGTAGATCAAGTAAATATTTATATAGTTCAAGCAAATACACCCCAAACTATTATAATTGCAACTAATTTAAGAAATAATACTATTACCTTAATTAATAATAGTATTAATAAATTACAAAATTTACAACAAATATTACAACAGATTAATGTATACATTACTGTATTTAATACTATAGTAACTATATTATCTGCACTTCCTATTCCAACTGCTGTACCTCCAGGTATTGGTATTCCTATTAGTTTAATTGCTAAAATTATTAAAACTATTGAGAAAGCTAATAAACTAATTTCAGCACTAAGTATAATATTAGCTATTGCTACTGTAATATTAGAAAATGAAATATTAAAATTAAATGACTTAATTACACAAATAAAAGAAATTAGTCAATTGTTAGATAGTAAAACATTAACAGATTTAAATTCACAACAATTAACAGATTTAACTAGATCACTACTTACAGATACCCAATTTCCGTCATATAAAGGGTTTAACTTTAAAATCAAAGAAGAACAAAATCAAGCATTTGTAGTTAAAGGAAATAAACGCCACTATGCCGTAGCTATTGATCGTGATGGTGTTGAAGTTTTAAAAAGTGATTATTCATTTACGTTAGATCCTAACGACTTAGTAGAACAATTAAAATTAGTAATAGATCAAAAAAATTTACAAGGATAAATATTTATAATTATGAACATCAAAGCATTTAAAAAATTAATTAAAGAAGCAGTAATTGATGCTATTCATGAAGAGTTACCATACATTCTTGAAGAGCATTTAGCTAAACAAGACAAAAAAGCATTACGTGAAAACCGCACAGTAAGCTTTAATAGTAGCGATATCCAACCATCTAATCCAGCTGTACGCAGTCAACTAGCTGAAAAGATGGGTAGTATGTTTGGTATGACACCATCCGCACAACAATATCAATCAAGTGTACCTTTAGAGGTTATACGTGATCAAGTTAATGATGAAACTGGTGAACCTGTTAACCCATATTTAGCTTTTTTAGTTGATTCTGCAAATAATATGACACCACAAGAAAGATCAGGTCTTAAAAATTTAGGATAATATGCCAATACCTCAAACAATACGTGTAAATCCGTTAGATTTACAAAAGAACATTGCTATTGGGGTATCATTACCTTTTGATGGTCCTGGTGTTTTTAATAGTACTTATACTACTAAAGATCAAATAAAATCTAATTTAGTTAATTTATTATTAACTGATATAGGTGAACGTATAATGAATCCAAATTTTGGATGTAATTTAAAAAGATTTTTATTTGAAAATATTAATGATATAAATTCTGAAAATATTAAAAATGCTGTTTTAGAAAGCATAACATATTATATCCCTGAAATAACAATAACAAGTATTATATTAACCCCTAACCCAGATTATAATTTAATAGATTTAAATGTTAGATATCTTCTAAACATATCACAAACTCCAGATCAAATAACAGTACAATTTCAATAATAATGACTAACGAAGATAAAAATATATCGTATTTAAATAAAGATTTTGGAGATTTTAAAACATCATTACAACAGTATGCTAAAACATATTTTCCAACAACGTATAATGATTTTTCAGAATCAACACCTGGAAATTTATTTATTGAAATGGCTTCTTATGTAGGTGATGTTACTTCATTCTATTTAGATACTCAAGTACAAGAAAATTTCTTATTATATTCTAAAGAGAAAGAAAATTTATATGCACAAGCATATGTAATGGGATATCGTCCTAAAGCATCTTACGCTTCAAATACTACTGTTGACATTTATCAATTAGTACCATCTATTAACAATGGAGGTATTATTTCTCCCAACTATAATACTTATGGTTTAATAATACCAATTAATACAACAATTACTTCAACTTCAACCGGTACTAAATTTATTACTACTGAACAAATTGATTTTACTGATACCGGTAGTACTGAGATTACTTTTTATAATGATAATTACTCTTTATTTAAAAAATCAGTACCAGCAATTTCAGCTGAAATAAAAACAACAACTATAACAATCCCTGCAAACCAAAAATTTGCAACATCTACTATTTCTGATACTAATATATTACAAATATTAAATATTACAGGTAGTGATGGCAATACCTGGTATGAAGTACCTTATTTGGCTCAATCTTCAATATTCCAAAAAATAGCTAATCCAACATATAATACTGATCAAGTACCTTATTTAGCACGATTACAAAGAGTTCCTAGACGTTTTGTTTCTAGAATTTTATCAGACAACTCATTACAATTAGAATTTGGAGCAGGTTTATCTCAAAATAAAACTGATTCTCAAATTATACCTACACCTGATAATATCCAATTAGGATTAGTACCTGGTATATCATTATTAACAAATAATTACAATGAAGCTTCTACATTCTTTACTCAAGAATATGGTTTAGCTCCTTCTGGAAATTTAAATGTTAAGTACCTAGTTGGTGGTGGTATATCATCAAATGTACTTGCCAATGATTTAACTGTTATTGATACATCAGGTATTTACTATAAAAATGGTAATCCTGGGGATGCAATATCAACTACAGTATTAGCAAGTGTTGTATCATCTAATCCTGATCCATCTACAGGTGGTAGAAATGGAGATACAATAGATGAAATTAGACAAAATGCTTTATATGCTTATTCAACTCAATTAAGATCTGTAACTAAAGATGATTATATTGTTAGAGCATTATCAATGCCTTCATATTATGGTACTATATCTAAAGCATATATTTCACAAGATTTTACTAAAAATCCTCAACAAACAGTATCTTATACTCAAGATTATAATCCTTTAAGTTTAGATTTGTATATATTATCTTATAATAGTAGTAAGCAATTAACAATGGCTACAACTACTTTAAAAAATAATTTAGTAACTTATCTAAATGAATACAGAATGGTTACTGATGCTATTAATATTAAAGATGCTTACTACATTAATATTGGAGTTAATTTTGATATTACTATATCAAGTGGTTATTCTAATAAAGATATATTAACTGCTTGTATATCAACTTTACAAGACCATTTTAATATTGATAAATGGCAAATTAATCAACCAATAATACTTTCAGATATAACTTCTAAATTATTACAAGTTCAAGGAGTTAAATCAATAGTTAAATTAGAAATAGTAAATAAACAAGATAACACAGGAACTACATATTCACAATATGGGTATGATATAGCAGGAGCTACTAAAAATGAAAATATTTATCCTTCATTAGATCCAGCTATATTTGAAATTAGATATCCTAATAATGATATCCAAGGTAGAGTAGTAGTAGGTTAAAAATTAAAAATTAAAAATATGAATTTAGAAAAA